TTTGAAATAGCTTATAAAAAAAAATTTGGACCTACTGGTTTAAATTAAAAAAAAATATATTATATATATTATAGAGTCGCCGATAACCGGGACTCGTTTAACCTTGCTAGTCAATAGGAGGCAATTATGACTAAGAACTTTATTTATCCAAGAAACGCTTTTTTGGGTTTCGATCACATTTTCGACCAGCTAGAAAATATTCATAGCCACGCGAAAGATACTTATCCACCATACAATGTAGTTAAGCATGATAGTATGACATATGAGATTGAGATGGCAGTAGCCGGTTTCAAGAAAGATCATATCGATATTGAAATAAAAGATCATGTGTTAACGATTATTGGTGATAGACCAAAGCGTAGAGAACAAGACGCTTACGTCCATAAAGGTATCAGTGCTCGAAAGTTTAATAGGTCATTTAGACTGTCTGAATATACAGAAGTAGACGGTGCCGACATTCAGGATGGAATCCTTACTGTTAATCTTAAAGTAGTTCTACCAGAAGAGAAGCGACCTCGTAAAATTAAAATTAATTAATAACGAGGAAAAATAAATGACAACTCTAACTCAGGCTGTAAGTACAGCCACATGCCGGGTATGCGACGCAATTGCAGCCTGGGGCAAACGCACTCTATCAAATATTCAATACAATAGACAAATGGCAGCCAATAGACGTGTTGCTCAGGATCTTATAAGTCTTGGCTTTAATCATCAGAAGGAGCATGATCAAATACTCCGTCAGTTGAATGATCGCACTATTAATGAATATTATGGTAAGTACTAATATGTGGCCATACACTGAAGAAGAAAACGATTTTTTATCATAATCAAATCAAAAATTAGGCGGGTTCTTCCCGCCTTTTTTATTATAAATAGTTAATTATAAGGAGGTATAATATGAATATAGAACAGTTAAGAAAAGAACTTGAAGTGGATGAAGGAGTTAAATATGAAATATATAAAGATCACCTTGGTTACCCTACCTTTGGCATTGGTCATTTGGTTATTGATTCTGATCCAGAACATGGACAAGAAATTGGAACTCCTGTATCAGAAGATAGAGTTATCGAAGCCTTTGACAAAGACGTACAAATCGTGCTCTCAGATTGCGAGCGATTGTACAATGACTTTAATGTCTTGCCAGAAGAATGCAAACTAATCATTGCTAACATGATGTTTAATATGGGAAGACCGCGTCTATCCAAGTTTAAGGGTATGAAGGCTGGAGTGGATTCAAAAGATTGGAATAAAGCCGCAGATGAAATGATAGACTCTGCATGGTATAGACAAGTACCAAATAGAGCAGGTAGACTTGTTAAAAGAATGAGAGCATTAGCATAATGTCAGATTTAGATTTCGATTTTGGTTTTACTGCTGTAACTGAAGATGAGTTAGAAGCAGTACAAAAAACTAAAGTATCAGCAGAAGGCGCTCAAGAAAAACTTGATAAGCTTTATAATGCAATCACACCGCTATTAACTAACTTAAAGAAAAATCCAGAAAAAGAATATATTCTTTGGCCAAACAGGCTGGAGAAAGTAGAAGCATTTGAAGATCATATTCAGAAAATTTATTTAAAATAATCCTTTACTTTTACTAAAAACTATGGTATAATATAACTACAATGGAAAATTTTAAAACATTTTTATTAGAAGCTCAAGGAAAAGGTTTAACGATCTTTGATATTGATGAGACTATGTTTATAACCAAAGCAAAAGTAAAGGTGGTTAAAAATGGTAAAGTTATTAAGAAACTTGATAACCAAGAATTTAATACTTATAAGAAAAAAGCTGGAGAAGAATATGACTTCGGCGAATTCAAAAACGCCGAAGTATTTAAGCGGACGTCAACGCCAATCGCACGAATGATTAACAAAGTTAAGGCAATATTGAAGAATGCTACAAGAGCAGGATCAAAAGTTATTATCGTAACTGCAAGGCCTAACTTTGATAACAAGAAAACATTTCTAGATACATTTAGAAAACAAGGGATCGACATAGATAAAATCTATGTTGAACGTGCTGGTAACTTAGGTAGTGGACCAGCAGCAGAAAATAAAAGAGTAATATTTAAAAAATACTTAAATCAAAATATATATAAAAGAATAAGACTTTTTGATGATGCTAAGTCTAATCTTAAAGTTTTTTTATCATTACAAAAAGACTACCCGGATGTTTCATTTGAAGCATTCTTGGCAAAACCAAATGGCTCTGTTTCAAGAGTAAGATAAGGAGAAAAAATGAAATCGATACTGCACGCAATGGCAGTGGCAACACTGTCTTTGTTTTTTTGTTTGTCAGCGTACGCTGACAAGGTGAAAGTTGGATTTATATACGTAGGACCTATCGGCGACCACGGTTGGACTTACAGACATGATATTGGTCGACTTGATGTTGAAAAACATTTTGGTGATAAAGTAGAAACTATATACATGGAAAGTGTAAAGTATGGACCTGATGCCGAAAGAGCAATAAGGGCTATGGCAAAAGACGGAGCTGATATTATATTCGCTACATCTTTTGGTTATATGGAACCTATGTTAAAAGTTGCTAAAGAATTTCCAAATGTAAAATTTGAACATGCAACTGGTTACAAGCAATCTGAAAACATGGCTAGCTATGGTTTAAGATTATATCAAGCAAGACACGTTCAAGGAATTATCGCTGGAATGATGACTAAAACAAATAAGATTTGTTATGTAGGTGCATTTCCAATTCCTGAAGTAATTAGAGAAATTAATACTTTCTACTTAGGCGCAAAGAAAATGAATCCAAAAGTTGACATCGATATTGTATGGGTAAACTCTTGGTACAATCCACCTAAGGAAGCTGATGCTGCAGCGGTTATGATTGCAGAAGGATGTGACATGGTAGCTCAACATACTGATTCACCTGCACCTCTACAAACTGCACAGAAAAATGGTGTAACAGGTTTTGGTCAGGCTTCTGATCAAATAAGATTTGCACCAAAAGCACAGCTTACTGCTACTATCGATAACTGGTCTCCTTATTATATTGAAAAGGTACAAGCAGTTATAGATGGTAATTGGAAAACTGGAGATTACTTTGGTCATATGAAAGATGATGTCGTACAAATGGCGCCATTTACTAATATGCCTGTAGATGTTGAAGCATTTGCACAGAAAATTAAAGAAGGTATTACAGATGGTAAGTACTTTGCTTTCACTGGACCTATTAAAGACAACACTGGTAAACTTCAATTAAAAGATGGAGAGATTGCTAGTGATGCTCATTTAAATAGCATGATGTACTATGTCGAAGGCATAGACGCTACGGTGCCAAAATGATACCAGTAATTGATTTTAAAGGGCCTAACGTCCTCGATAAAATTAAAGAAGCCTACACGACTGTAGGCTTCGCTGTATTTACTGATTGCCTAACATCTCATGAGCAGGATTCAATGGAAGCTTGGTCGGAGAAAATGAAAGAATTTTTTACTTTATCTCTCGAAAAAAAGATGCAATACGCATATGAAGGTATTGAATCTAATATAGGTTACACTATGTGGTTAAAAGAAAACGTGGATCCTACCGCACCAAAAGATATGAAAGAGAGTTTTAATTATAACGATAAAAGAACTACAAACTGGCCAACAGAAATAAAAGATTTTAAACCATCCGCTTTAGAAAGTATTGATATAGCAGATAGACTTACACTTAATATATTAGAAAAATTTGATAATATAATGAAAAGCCGTACTGTTCTTGTTGATGCACATAAAGAAAACTATAGTACTACAAGGTTTATACACTATCCAGCATATGAAGGTGACATTGAACCAAAACAATTGAGAATAGGTGAACATTCTGACTACGGTACCATTACACTATTATGGCAGATTAATGATGTACCAGGGTTGGAAGTACAAGACTTAGAAGGCCAATGGCATCCAGTTCCTTATGCAAAAGATGGAGTCGTTGTTAACATCGGTGATCTATTACAAAGATGGACTAATGATTATTTTGTAAGTACAAAACATAGAGTTGTAAATTCACACATACATTTACCAAGATATAGTATGCCACATTTTGTTGATCCTAAACCGAGAACAGCCGTAGTTAATATACATGACACACCAACAAAGTATCGTCCAGTTTTCAGTGATGAATATTTGGAATTTAGATTAGAGCAAACTTATAAATGAAAATAAAAGATTACATTAGAAGTTTTGAAGATTGGCCTGTTAAAGGTGTAAGTTTTAAAGACACCGCAGGTTTATGTAATGGTGATGGGTTTAAACTCACAAATGATTTTATATTTAAAAAATTAATAAAGTATACTAGTGAAAGCTATACTGATAAAATTATAGGAATAGATGCAAGAGGTTTTATATTTGCAGCGCCCTTAGCTCATAATTCGTCTATACCTTTAGTTTTAGCAAGAAAAGAAGGTAAGCTTCCCGGACCAGTAATATCTAAAACATATGATTTAGAATATGGTACATCTACGTTACAGATACAAAAAGACAGTATTAGTAATAAAGATCGCGTAATTATTGTAGATGATCTTTGTGCCACTGGCGGAACAATGAAAGCAACTATTGATATTGTTGAAAGTGTATCAGCTAAAGTTGTAGCAGTCTTATGTGTTATAGATTTACCTAAGCTTGGTGGATCTACAAAAATAAAAGAAAGAAATATTCCATTTTATAACGCGGTATCATATGAATGATAAAAATAAAATAATGGCTCAAGTTGTAAAGAACTTAGAACAGGTATACGATCCTGAGATGCCAAGTATTTCTGTCATACATTTGGGTTTAATTTATGATATAGAAATATTAGAAAATAATACAGTGGTTAAAATTACACATACACTTACAAGTGCTTTCTGTCCAATGGCAGATGAAATAAATCAAAATATTCAACAAGCTGGAATGGTAGAAGGAATAAAAGAAAGTATAGCCAATTGTACTTTTCAACCACCATTCAGTATGGACATGGTTCCGGAAGAAACTAAAATGGCTATGGGTTGGACATGATTAAGCTAACTGAAAACGCAAAAAAATATCTAACTGATATTAAAAAGGATGATTACATTACTCTTGGTGTTAATGGAGGAGGCTGCTCTGGATTTCAGTATGTCTGGGATTATAAGAAAAACTGGCCTAATGTAAAATGGAGTCAACCATACGAAGATTGTTTAGTTCTCGATCCAATGGCCGAAATGTTTGTAGCAGGTTGTACAATAGATTATGTTACTGAACTAGGCGGCTCATATTTAAAAGTTATAAATCCAAATGCAGTTGCATCCTGTGGTTGTGGCGAATCTTTCGCCGTATAATTTTATTTCAAAAAATATCATTTTTTCCTTTACATTTGCTGAAAACTAGTGTATAATAGATCTATAATTGAAGGAGAGCTTATGACTAAATTACAACAACACTATATTAATTTTCAATCACAACCAACAATACCACATAAAATTTTATATTTACAACAAAACCAAAACGAATTATCACAATTCAATATAAACGTACCTAATCTCATCAAGGCCTGGACTACAAATCAATGGCCATGGAACCAACCTAAACCGGACCAAAACTAAATGTCATTTTACACCAACGTATTACGATACAAAAATAATATTTTGTATCGTGGTTATTCTGATAACGGCGATAGAGTTATTAAAAAAGAACATTACAAACCAAAGTTCTACGTCACATCAAATACTAAAACTAAATTTAAAAGTTTAGATGGAAATTATGTTGGACCTATAGAATTTAATAGCATGTATGAAGCCGGCCAATGGTTTAAAGACAATATTGAAGTATCAGGTAGAAGTATATACGGTAACAAAAGATTTACTACACAATACACAATGGATAAGTTTCCACAAGATATTCAATTTAATCGTAATATGATTAACGTTGGTACGTTTGATATTGAAACAGATTATGATGATGGTTTTCCATATCCAGACCAAGCTGCTCATACTATATTATCAATATCGTATAAGTCAAGTAAATATTCAACATATCATGTGTGGGGCTATGGAGATTTTGATACTGAAGCTTCTCTTATAAAAGATGTTAAATACACTCGGTGTAACAGTGAAGAAGAACTTCTCACTAAGTTTATAGAATTCTGGTCTCATCCGGATATCACGCCTGATATTATAACAGGTTGGAATACAAGATTTTTTGATATACCGTATATTATTAATCGTGTTTCTAAAGTCTTAGGTATTGAATGGCTATCAAAGTTTTCTCCTTATGGATTACAAATACCACCTCCAAGAATGGTACCAAGTCGTGGTAAAGAAAATATGGTTTATGAGATTCCTGGAATACAAACACTTGATTACATGGAATTATTTCAAAAGTTTGGTTATACATACGGTCCGCAAGAATCATATGCATTGAATCATATTGCTTATGTTGTACTTGGCGAAAAGAAACTTTCATATGAAGAATCAGGTTCGCTTAAAAATCTTTATAAAGATGATTATCAAAAGTACATCGATTATAATATGAAAGATGTTCAATTAGTTGATAGACTTGAAGAAAAACTTGGATTGATTACTTTAGCTATTACTGTAGCTTATAAGGGTGGTGTTAATTATCAAGACACATTCGGTGTTACAGCAATATGGGAATCTATTATTTGTAAAAAATTAAGTCAACACAATATTATAACTCCTCTTACTCAAGACTTTGATGATTATCAAATCATTGGTGCAACTGACACATCTAAAAAGAATCCATCACCAGCTTTTCGTGAACAAGGTAAAAAACATCATATCGCCGGCGGTTATGTAAAAGATCCAATCCCTAAAAAATATCAATGGGTAGTATCATTTGATTTGAATTCTCTATATCCTAACATTATTGTTCAAAACAACATGTCACCAGAAACTATAGTAAACCATATTGATGATCCCGATAAATACGTTAGAGCTGCTAATGAAACATATTATCGTAAAGACTTTCAAGGTGTACTTCCACAGATTATTGAAGAATATTATGATGAACGTGTATCAGTAAAGAAGATGATGTTAGCAGCTAAAACTCAAATGCAAAAAGGTTATACAGTTGAACTTGATAAAGAGATAAACACTCTTGAAAATCGTCAAGTAGCTATTAAAATCTTGCTTAATAGTTTATATGGTGCACTTGCTAACAAACACTTTTTATATTTCAGACCAGCACTTGCTGAAGGTGTTACTCTTACAGGCCAAAAAGCAATTAAGTGGGCTGAACAAACTATGAATAGAGAATTAAACAATTTACTTAAGACAGATAAAGATTATGTTATAGCAATTGATACGGATTCTTTATACGTTAACTTTGGTCCACTCGTAGAGAAATTTGCACCAAAGAATCCAGTTTTATTCTTAGATGAAATTTGTAAGAAACATTTTGAACCTGCTATAGAAAAGGCTTATCACGAGTTTTACCTCATGCATAATGCATATAAAAATAGAATGGTCATGGCAAGAGAAGCAATATCAGATGTTGGTATTTGGACTGCAAAGAAAAGATATATTCTTAATGTACATAATAATGAAGGTGTTCAATATTCAGAACCAAAACTTAAGATTATGGGTATTGAAGCAATTAAGTCATCAACACCTGAAATAGTTCGTAATAAATTTAAAGAAGCATTTAAACTTATAATATCTGGTACTGAAGCCGAAACACAAAAGTTTATTGCTAACTTTAAAGCAGAGTTTAAAACATTACAACCAGAAGAAGTAGCTTTTCCACGTAGAGTTACAAACATTACGGATTGGCATGATAGAAAAACAATATTCAAAAAGAGTTGTCCAATACATGTTAGAGGATCTCTCTTACATAATTATTATCTTAAACAAAATAAACTAAATAATAAATATGAACTTATAACAAATGGTGATAGAATTAAATTCGTTTATTTAAAGATGCCAAACTCTATAAAGCAAAATGTAGTATCATTTAAAGATGTATTGCCAAAAGAATTAAAATTACATAACTATATTAACTATGATTTACAGTTCGAAAAAACATTTATCGAACCACTAAATTTAATACTCAACCCAATCGGCTGGACCGCCGAAGAACAAGCAACATTGGAGGATTTTTTCGTATGAGTACAAACTGGTTTAAAGATATGCAAGATATGCATAAAAAATATGGAGTCAACAAATGGATGCAAGCTGAGATGCAGTCTGATGTAGACTGGAGAAAAATTAATAAGTTCATGCAATTTAGAATTGGTATGATGCAAGAAGAACTTGATGAAACAAAGAATGCCTTTGAGAAAAAAGATGCAGAAGAAATGGTTGATGGTATTATAGACTTATGTGTTTTTGCAATCGGTACGCTCGAAGTATTCGGTGTTGATGCCAATAAAGCATGGGATGCAGTATATAGAGCCAACATGTCAAAAGAAGTTGGAATTAAAGAAGGCCGACCTAATCCACTTGGATTACCAGACTTGGTAAAGCCAGAAGGTTGGGAAGGTCCAGATCACGAAGGTAATCATGGAAATATCACTGACTCTTTTCAATAGTATATTTGATAATAAGACTGGCCAAAAGCTTACATTTAAAGACTTTGATAGTTTTGAAAAAGCTTTATATGGTTTGTCTGAACGTAGAATAAAATCAAAGAAAGAAGCTCCCCTAATGTCACCAGCTTGCTACAAGCCTGACACCACACGTAAGAACGATAATGTTACAATGTGGTCAAGCTGGTGTGCAGTTGATGTTGATGATTTTAAATTTGAAGGAGATTTATATGGAAATTTACGTGCACGGTTTGGTAATTATAAGTTCGTTTGTTACTCTACTGCTAGCTCTACACAATCTTTTCCAAAGTTTCGTCTTGTCTTCCCTCTTACAAAAAACGTTCCGGCTGAAAAGATTCGACACTTTTGGTTTGCTCTCCAAACGGAACTCGGCGACCTCGGAGATAAACAAACCAAGGATCTATCTCGCATGTATTATATACCAGCAAAATATGATAATGCTTTTAATTTTATCTTTAGTAACAGTGGCGATTATATCGATCCAGATATGGTTATGAATAAGTACCCGTATCGAGAAAAAGCAACTAATAGTTTCTTTGATAGATTACCTGAAGATATGCAAAAAGAAATTATACAACATCGTAAGTCTAAACTTGATAATACAAATGTAAATTGGTCATCATATAGGGATTGTCCTTTCTTTCCAAAACAATTGGAAAAAGAATATCGAATGATAAGTAGCGCTGGTTGGTATCATAAAATGTATCAGATCATGGTTGCCACAGCTGGTAATGCAGTTAAAAACAAATATCCAATTACCGCACAAGAAATTACTAACCTATGTAGAGAACTTGATGTGGAAACTGGTAATTGGTATAAGTCCCGTCCATTAGAAAAAGAAGCTGATCGTGCTTTAGAATACGTATATAAAAATATTTAAATAAATTACTTGAAACACGTATAACTCGTATATATATTACAATTGCGTGTAAAAACAGATGAAGGAATTATCATGACACAACTCATATCACCCCAAAAATTCACAGACACAGTTGGCCTTTTAAGGTCATTTTTTTTAGATAAAGGTTTTTTAGAAGTACACACTCAAAATAGATTATCTATCCTTGCAGCATGCGAAGATCCATTCAATGTTGCAACTTACAATTATGCAGGCCAAGTATGGCCACTGCCACAAACAGGTCAAATGTGGTTAGAACACGAATTATTATCCGCCCCTGATTCTAAGGGGTTTTTTTGTGTCTCCACTTCGTATAGGCAAGAACCAAATGCAATACCCGGAAGACACGATATAATCTTTCCGATGTTTGAATTTGAAATGCCGGGTAACATATATGATCTTGCAAGAATGGAATATGAACTCGTTGAATACTTAGGATTTAAAAAGCCAATAGAAAAGAAATATTCTGAATGGCAAAAAGAGTATGGTGTTGATGGAGAACTTACTGCAGAGCATGAAGGTAAGATGTTTGATGATTACACAACAACAATGATTACTGACTTTCCAGAGTTTACGAGTCCATTTTGGAATATGAGTCGATATGAAGATGGAATACATTCTAAAAAGATTGATGTTATTCTTGGAGGTATGGAAACAATAGGATCAGCAGAAAGATCAACTGATGTGGATCAAATGCGTGATACATTTCATACAATAACTGAAGGTGCTTATGCTAATCTTTTATTTGATTTATTCGGTAAAGAAAGAGTAGAAGCAGAGTTAGAAGAATTCTTAAAGTTTGATTTCTTTCCAAGAGTTGGTGGAGGAATTGGAATAACAAGAATGATCCCGGCTTTAGAGACCATATAGGTTTATTGTTGGGTGGTGGAATTGGTAGACACGCACGATTGTTTCTCGTGTGCTGAAATGCGTGCAGGTTCGACTCCTGCCCCAACAGCCAATAATTTACACTAAGTAGAAAATTTAATCCTTTACTTTTCTACTTTTTTAGTGTATAATAAATATATAAAATAAAGCCAGGCGGAAATCCTTCCGCGGCTTAGTCATTATCAAGGAGATACATATGACACTATCAGAAATAGTACGCGACCCGCGTAAATTCCTAAAAAGCTTTCAAGAACACATTGCACATATCGATTCAGTACCAGTTGGTATTGAGACTATTAAAGTGTGGAAACATGTGCAAACTAGACTTCACTCTACAATTCAAGAACATATAGATCATTTAGTAGAACTAATAGACTCTGGTGTTAAACTAGATCCTATAATAGTTTTTAAGGATTTTTATGGTCCGGAAGAACACTTGATTGTAGAAGGAAATCATAGAAGACAAGCATGTATCGAATCTAAGTATGGTAAAAGCTTAGACGTAGTATATGTAACTAAAGATGTTTGGGAGTATTATGCAAATCCTATGGTTATAAACCAACTGGGATTAGCTTACAATGCTCATCCAGTAAAAAGACAACTTGTTTTAAATAAGAATGATGCTAAAAATTTCATGTTTAAATATTTTGCCGATAAACAACCTATTGAAGATTTACCTTTTATCTTAGCTACTTTTGGATATACTAAAAGAGAAGTAAAGTCTTTGATGAGTAAAGGTGAAAAAATTAAACAACAACAAGATTATCTTGGTTCTCTTTCTAGAAATTTTGTTTTTAGAAACTGGAAAGAAAATGGTGATCTTCAAAAAGAAGTTGAAAAAAAGAAAAAGCCAGGAGCTTTAGTAGTTTCAATGTCATCTGGTAATTTTAGTTATGATAAAATGATATTTAAATTATCGGATGCCATTGACGATGATAATCCATATACTGAAATTTGTGTAATAGTTCATCATCCAGATCATCCAGCCATGACAGAATGGAATGATTATTGGGAAGCTAAACATAAAAAAGTTATGAAGAATTTTGCAAAAGCTTTTAATTGTTCTCAAAATATTATAGTTTTAGATCATTTAAAAGTAAACGCTGAATTATAAGCTTAAAAAATAAAATGCACTTTTTTTCATTTAAGTGCATTTTTTCCTTTACATTCTCTAATTTCTATGGTATAATAGTACTATAAAATTAAAAAGGGAGTTTTTATATTATGTCTACTAAATTCAACACTACTCAAAACGCACCATCTAGGTCTAACGCTAATCGTTCTCCAAACAAACAACCTAAAGCTTTTCCACGAAATGGTAAATGGCCTAATGATTTTGGACAGCAAAGATTAGGTATTCTCCAAAAAGAATGGGTTGCCTTGCAATTACGTAATCACGGTTTTATAAAGTATGGTGCATAATAATGGCTCATGAATCTGAAATCATAAATACTTACAAACATCCATTCGTCGGCATTAAATGGCCGGTGACTGGATCTAAAGGTGATCAATATACCGTCACTATGCGTGATAGTGGATTTGATTGTGACTGTATTGCATTCAGAAAATGTAAACACATCAAAGAAGTAGAAGAAAAGATTGTGCCAAATGATTAATATGTTAATCACTTTTTTTCATTTAAGTGCATTTTTTCCTTTACAAACCATAAAAAGTATGGTATAATATATCTATAAAATTAAAAAAGCGGAGAATAAAATATGTATAAAGGTTATCAATTTGAATTATTTACTAACAGCTGGGGTATCAACTCAGGTTTCAAAAGGTTAGCGGACGAGTTACACGGTTTAGTACCTCTTCAAGGTAAGTGTGAATTTTCACAATCAAAAAATAAATATTTAGATAAGTTCAGAAGAGCTCAAAATGCAGCTTATGATCTTTTCAATAATGGCCTTTGTAACAGAAGAGGTCAATTCAATAATATATTTGGTTTTGCACCAACTCAAAGTAATGTACATTATTCTAATAAAGATACATGGACACATTGGGAAAACATGGTCGAAGAAGTTATGACACCAATCATACAGGCTGCGGCTAAAGAACAAGGAGTTAAGTAATGTATTATGTTGATGCTTTTAAAAGTGATATTATAATTGATATGACTACCGGAATGGAAGTTCTTGATAGTAACATTAAGTCAGATGGAAAAAGATATAAATGGTTTGATGAAATGATGGTATGCGCTTCTGGCCATATTAAAAAAGAAGATGCTGTCGCTCAAGTAAAAAAGCTTGAAGGTAAAGGTTATAGAGTTGAAATGGAGGAAAGTTTATAATGGTTAAGTTTGATAATATATTTTATGTAGGTGATACCGTAGAAACTAAATACGGTCTAAATAAGATTAAGAAGATAGAGTTAATGCCTGAGCCAAGACATTACTCTAAGTGTGGAATTGATGTAAAAAAAATGTTTACAAATATGAAAAACTATTGTATAATAGATCTAGATAACAAACATTTTGTATATGGAGATGAGGTAGAATTATGCCGAAAATAGATAGAAAAGAATCAGTTGCAGTCTTACAAGAATGTATGGACTTACAACTCAGAAAATCCAAAGATTATCAAAGCGATACATCTAACGTAACACAATCAATGCATTACCGTAGAGGTGTGGATACAATCCATGACATCATTATCGGTAAGCTTATGCGTGCTACATCATTAATTGAATCAGGTAATGATCCAAACTTCGAATCACTCGAAGATACTTACAAAGATATGATTAACTATGCATCATTTGCAGTATCATATATGCGTGGTAAAATGGACGGCCAACAATCTGGTAGAGATATGTTTAATAAACCAACAGCCAGTACAAATGGTGGTTTCTCTGGTGTTGGAGGAAGGGCAGTAAAATGATACAAGAAAATACAAGCGATATAAAACATTACTTTATTAATGCTTTGGACAAAGAAGATTTTGTTATGGATAGGTCAGGTCAAAAAACTATTGAACTTATCGGTGCCAGTTTCTTTGCTGATCAACCAGCAATATTTGGTACACCAAACAAATCATATATAGAAATAGAAAAAGCATGGTATGAAAGCCAATCAACAAATGTCAATTGGATTAAAGAAAATTATAATCGAAATGTACCTGAAGCTTGGCTAGCATCATCAAATGATTTTGGTCAAATCAATTCTAACTATGGTCATTTAATTTATTCTGATAAGTATCATCATCAGTATGGTCAAGTGCTTGATGAATTACTAACAAATCCAGATGGCCGTAGAGCTTCAATGATTTACACAAGACCTAGTATATGGATGGAATATAATGAAGATAGTAAAAATGATTTTATATGTACTAACGCCGTTACTTATTACATACGCGATAATTACTTACAGTCCGTGGTACAAATGCGCTCAAACGATGTTGTGTTCGGATACAAGAATGATTATGCTTGGCAGCTTTATGTTTTAGAACAAATGATAAAAGACTATAATGACTGTAAAGAAGATGGTACACCAGAATTAAAAGTTGGTGACATAATCTGGCAAGTACAAAACTTGCATGTTTACGAAAGGCATTTTCATCTTGTCAAATAAATGGGATATAAGATTTTTAGAAATGGCTAAACTTGTAGCGTCATGGTCTAAAGATCCTTCAACACAAGTCGGCTCAGTTGCCGTAAGAAATAGAACTGTTATAGCTCAAGGTTATAACGGTTTTCCTAGAGGTGTTGATGATCATGAATTATATTATTTGAATAGAGCAATAAAATATAAACGTATAGTACATGCAGAAATGAATGCAATTTATAATGCAGCGGAAAATGGTGTATCATTAAAAGGTTCTACAATCTATGTAATAGGTTTACCAATATGTCATGATTGCGCAAAAGGTTTAATTCAAGCCGGTATAACCAGAGTTGTAACTCCAGAACAAGAGATACCAGAAAACTGGCAGGATTCAATATCAAGTTCAATATCAATGTTTAAAGAAGCAGGTGTAGTATGGGATTGGATAAAGTATTAGTCATTGGACATAGTCCGGGTAAGACACCCATAAATAAACGTAAGAATGGTTCACCAACATTAAATAGACTTAATCGTTGGCTCGATGCATGTGAGGTAGATCTATACAGCTTCAGTAACATCTATGCACACCACAAGGAATCTCTGAAAATAGCCGATATCGATGGAACATATGTTCAAAAAATAACAGAAAATTATAATAAAATAATAACATTAGGTGGTTTTGTGTCACATTATTTCACTAAAAGGGGTATAAAACACTTTGCTGCTCCACACCCTTCGCCACGTAATAGAAAGTTTAATAATAAATCATATGAACCTATGGTTGTAAACCAATTGAAGGAGTATTTAAAATGAAAGTAGGTGTCTTATTAGGTAGAGGTGTTGAAGGCGTAGGCTTAACTAAGAATGTAGTTGAGTTTCAAAAGCTTTTCCCTGGCGTAGAAGTATTTGCTACTATTGATAAACTATGGCAAAGAATGAACTCTATGGACTTTAAAGTAAACTACTTTAGAGGTACAGATTGGGATGAGGTTAGTAAGCCATCAAAGAAATTTCCAGACTTATTAACATGTTCAAAGGTTATTGAAAGAATCAATCAACTCGACATGTGTATTGTTTGGAGCGTACCATCTAAATCACATCCAGAAGATTGTATAAGTAACTTTATAAAAATGATGGATGAAATTAAAGTACGTAAGTCTTTAGTTCAAGTAGACCATAAAATACATTCTATAAATAGGAATGCCGGCTTAGCTGAAATATGTTCTAAAGTCGATGTACTAATGTGTCACTATATTGACAATCCTTTTGGTAAATGGGTTAAAAAGAATAATATCAAAACACCGCTAACTAATATGCAAGTAGGTTTTAACTTCAATAAAGAGTATTGGAAACCTATTGAACATCAGAACCCTTACTTAGTAAGATGGGTTGGTCGTACCGCTATGTGGAAAGGACCGGATGTAATGATTGATTTCCATAATGATCAGCTTCGTAAAAATCATTTCATTACAATACTTGAAGGATTGGAAGCTTCGATAAATTATCCTGCTGTTCTTTATAAGAATCCAAAAGAAATGACTGATAGAAGACAAGTGGTGAATTATTTTAGACCTGAAAAAGGTATTGATAACACTGGTAAACATCCAGAGTACGGTGCTGAAACAACAAATCAAGGTGCGTATTTATATGGTGCATATACACATAGTGAAATGATGGAAAGAATGAGTTTAGGTGGATTTGGTTCTGACCTTATGTATTTTAAAGAAAATATATATGGTGATAATGTAGAGTACTGCCACACCGATTCATTTGCAGCAGGTGTAATACCTCTATTCCATAAACACTTTTGTGATAATGTAATACATAAAAAGCAAGGTAAGCCAATAAGTCAATGTAAAGATACAGGTACTTTAGCTGTTGATGCATCAAATGCACAAGCTGTTTGTTCACAAATGATTGCTCTTGCAAATGACAATGTAATGAGAAATGCATGGAGAAACATGATGTATGAATTTTGGAAAGAACATTGTGATGCTGAGACGGTATATAACGACATCATAAATAATACACTAAATTATAATGAAAAGAATGAAACAACATTGGAGGATTTTTTCGTATGAAAGTAGCAATTACAGGATCAAGTGGTTTTATAGGCGGCCACTTAAAAACTAAGCTTGAAGCTGATGGCCATGACGTAGTTGAATGGGATTTAAGACATGAACCATCAAAAGATATAGAAGACTTTAGTCCTAACGATGTAACACACGTTGTGCATTTAGCTGCATACGCTGATGTAAGACAAAGTCTTAAAGAACCACAAAAGTATTGGACTAATAATGTAAATAATACTACACGTATACAAAAGATATGTGGTTACAATAACATACCATTATTATATGCATCATCTTCTTGCATACATAACTGGTGGTTATCACCTTATGGGACAAGTAAAAAAGTAAATGAAGAAACAGCTATGCAAAATCAAGTAGCTTTAAGATTTACTACTGTTTATGGTGATGGAGCTAGAGAATCCATGCTTATTGGTAAACTTATTGATGGTTCAATTGGTTATCTTACAAGACACGTAAGAGACTTTGTACACGTTAGTGATGTAGTTGAAGCAATAGTTTTACTCTTAAGTAAAGATATTAGATTATTAAAACCGGCATATGATATTGGTACGGGTGTAGGAAACGTAGTTATGGATCTTGGAATACTTGCAGGATGGGAAGGTATCGAAATAAGAGATGGTGATCCTTGTGAGGCACAAGATAATACTGCAGATATTTCAGAAATGAGAGCTTTAGGTTGGGAACCAAAAGTAGAAGTTGAAGATTATCTCGTAAAGAAAACGATTGCACTCTAATGAATTATGCAAGCATAGTACCACTTATAGGTGGCGAAACAATTGCAATGCAAAATGTTTTCAAAAAGAAACCGGAGTACATATTAAGTTATGAAGATTTCAAAGCAAACGATACACACTTGGTGGAATATTATAAAGGACAAGTTCCCTACTATCTTTTGGGAAATAACAGGTCATACGACTTACCTTCTGTCGATGTTGTTAATACCGTATGTCCTTGTGCTGGCTTGTCTAGTCTCAATACTTCAGCATCTTCTGATGCTGCTGCTAACGATTGGATGTCTACCTCTGCTAATTATGTCTTGGGTACACTCAAACCTAAAGTATTCTGGGGCGAAAACGCACCAAGACTTGCTTCAAAGATGGGAGAGCCTATTGTTGAAGGTCTCCGTCAAATTGGAAGAGAGCATGGCTACACTTTCTCGTTATATAAAACAAAGTCTCTCCTTCATGGACTCGGACAAGTAAGAGATAGATCTTTCTATTTCTTTTGGAAAGGCGACAAAGTACCACAACTAAGTTATGTAAAAAGAAAACATCAAAAGATTGAAGATACTATTAGGTCAACTCATAATAATTCAGATGATCCAATGAATGTACTTACAAACTCAGCAACACCGTCTGATGATCCGTATTACAAATATGTACTTGAAGAACTTGAAGGTGGCATAACTCATAATGAATTTCAAAATAAAATCAAAAAGAGTTATGATGTTCTTCATTACATTGAAGATAAACGTGTGACATATAATGAAGTATCAAAATGGATGTCATCTAATGGTTTTGAAAAACAAGCAGTGCGGTGTAAAGTAATGCATGAAAAACTAGCATCTGGTGGTAATATAATGAGAAGAGGTGTATATATACCAAAGAATTACATAGGTGCATTTGTAGGCAGTGCACCTACTAAACTTACACATCCTGATATTGATAGACATCTCACTATAAGAGAATGTTTAAACATAATGGGATTACCACAAGACTTTATTTTACAAGGTGGTGTAAAAAATTTAAATCATATCTGTCAAAATGTACCAGTTACTACTGCAACAGACATGGCAGAAAATGTTTTAAGATTCTGTGATGGCAGATTAGATAATCAATTATGGAATCAAGATTTTATGATTCAAGATAATAAAAATCAATCGATAATTAGTGAAAATAAACCTTTACAATTAGACGAATTTATGGTATAATAATTATATTATTTGTAGGAGAAATGAATGTCAATAATGAATAAACTAAAAAAGAATAGTAAAAGTAATTTTACTTCTATTCTTGCCGATTCTAAATTTTTTAATGAAAAAGACATGGTACCAACTGATGTACCAATGATAAACGTAGCTTTGTCCGGCTCAATGGACGGTGGTTTAGCACCAGGACTTACTGTACTTGCAGGTCCATCTAAACATTTTAAAACATCATTTGCATTAATAATGGCAAGTGCTTATTTAAAAAAATATGAAGATGCTGTATTATTATTTTATGATTCAGAATTTGGTTCACCTCAAGCTTATTTTGAAAATTATAATATTGATACTAGTAGAGTATTACATACTCCTATTACAAATGTTGAAGAACTTAAGTTTGATATCATATCACAACTTGAAGGTTTGGAAAGAGATGATAAGGTTATTATAGTGATTGATTCGGTTGGTAACCTTGCTTCTAAAAAAGAATTAGATGATGCAATAAATGAAAAATCAGTGGCAGATATGTCTAGAGCAAAAGCACTAAAAGGTTTATTCAGAATGACAACACCTTATCTAAATATGAAAGATATACCTTTGATTGCAGTTAACCATACTTATCAAGAGATTGGCTTATTTCCAAAAGCTGTAGTTTCTGGTGGTACTGGTATTTACTACAGTGCAGATAATATTTGGATTCTTGGTCGTCAACAAGACAAACAAGGTACAGAAATAAAAGGCTATCACTTTGTAATCAATGTGGAGAAATCAAGATATGTTAAAGAAAAGTCTAAAATTCCTATTACTGTTAGTTGGGACGGTGGTGTTGAGCATTGGTCTGGCCTGCTTGATGTTGCTATGTCTGGTAATTATGTTAGTAAGCCAAGCCCTGGTTGGTACTGCAGAGTTGATAAATCAACTGGAGAACTGGTGGACCCAAAAGTTCGAGAAAAAGACACGCTAAATAAAGAGTTCTGGAAACCAATAATTGAAGAAACAGACTTCAAACAATACTTAACTAATAAGTATTCTATACTAAATAATATTGTAAGTTTAGAAAAGATGGATCAACATTAATGGTCCTATCAGAAAATAAACATTATGAAATAATACCTGATAGAGGTGATGACCAAGCTTGGAATGTCAGAATTTTATCAGGTACGTTTACAGAAACTGTGTTAAGATACGGTGTAGTAAAATTCAATGGTAAAAAAAATGATATGACATTTAATTTCGATATTGTATATACACCAGATACAGAACTTAAAGTTTCTAATTTAAAATTACAAGAGTTTGCTGGAATAATGCTTGAACAAATTATGGCTCAAGGTATTCGTGATGGCGACGTTATAACTAGAGAGGTAAAAGATGAAAATGACATCGAGTCAAAGACTAATACTATTGATGGATGAGATCTCAATAGCAAAAGGTAAATTAAGACCTGAAGATACAGGTCACATTCATACTGCAATAAGCTACTTAGAAAGTAGAGTTGAAGAGGTACAAAAAGAAGTTGACGAAGGATTAAGAAAAGCTGCCTATGCCTACTAATTTAGAACAAACTATATTACGTAATCTGCTAACTGATGAAAACTATATGCGTAAAGTGTTGCCTTTCATCAAACCAGATTACTTTGAAGGTATATATCGAATACTATTTAGAGAAGCAGGTAAATTTGTAGCAAAATATAATAAGCTACCAAATGCTGAAGCTTTTAAAATAGAACTCGATAATGCCGATAAATTAAATGATGAACAATATAATTTGGCTATGGATATTGTACCACAGCTGTTTACTGGTGAAAAGGTAGATGATAAGTGGTTAATTGATACTACTGAAAAATGGTGTCAAGACCGTGCAATATATCTTGCAATTATGGAATCAATATCAATCATCGATGGAAAGCACGAACAATTAACTAAAGGTGCTTTACCTGATTTACTAACTAAAGCATTAGGTGTTGGCTTTGATTTAAAAGTCGGTCACGATTATGTAGAAAATGCGGAGGAAAGATTTGAATTTTATCACACAGAAGAAGATAGGCTTCCATTCGATTTGGAATACTTCAACACTATCACAAAAGGTGGTGTCCCACGTAAGACTCTTAATATTGCTCTCGCTGGTACCGGTGTCGGTAAGTCTTTATTTATGTGTCATGTTGCTTCCTCGGCTTTAGTACAAGGTTTCAATGTTTTATACATTACAATGGAAATGGCTGAAGAAAGAATTGCCGAAAGAATAGATGCTAACTTACTTAATGTACCTATCGATCAACTTGATAAAATGTCAAAAGATATGTTTACTACAAAAGTAAAAGATATTTCTCGTAAAACAACTGGTAAATTAATTATTAAAGAATATCCAACCGGTTCAGCACATTCAGGTCATTTCAGAGCTTTACTTAATGAACTTAAATTAAAAAGACAATTTGAACCAGACTTAATCTTTATTGATTATTTAAATATATGTGCAAGTTCTAGAATGAAAGGAATGGGCGGTGCAATCAATTCATACTCTTACATTAAAGCAATTGCTGAAGAATTACGTGGCCTTGCGGTCGAGTTCGAAGTACCGATCTTCTCTGCAACGCAAACGACTCGTTCAGGTTTTAGTAACTCGGATGTTGGGCTTGAAGATACAAGTGAGTCTTTTGGATTACCCGCAACGGCAGATTTAATGTTTGCATTAATATCTACTGAAGAACTTGAACAGCAAGGTCAGTTCATGGTAAAACAATTAAAGAATCGTTACAACGATCCAACACTACATAAAAGATTTGTGGTTGGTGTCGATCGTAGTAAGATGAGATTGTATGATGTAGAAGACAATCAACAAACGCTTGTAGATGATACACCAGTGTTTGATAAAACAGAAACTGGAAAAAGATTTAAGGATTTTAAACTATGATAAAACATTACATTATAATATTATGGTGCCTAGCTTTTTGGGGCGGGTTCATTACAGGTAAAAGTGCATTTGCAGGTTCTTGGAATGATAAACCAATTATGTGTGAGCAAAAAGATATAGCTCTAAAAACAATTAAAGATAATGGAGAAGTATCAATAGCTACAGGAATATCAGCTACAAAAGTAAGAGATGATGAAGGCTTATCTGATATACCTGCAATGATTCCTATACAGATATTTGTTAATTTAAAAACTAAGACATATACAATAGCTGAATATCATCCTTCATATAATAGTATTTGTATACTTGCATATGGAGATGACTGGAACTTATTAGGAGAAAAAAGTTGATAGCAAAATTAATTTCTTATAGTAAACCATCTGAGTTTACTACATACGATAGCAGAAAAGCTATGCCAAGAGATTGTCAAGACTTGGTGGCTTTTTGTGCAAGAGTTTCTAATCCATCAAATCAAAATAATAGTAAAACATCAGAAAAATTATTAAAATATCTTGCTAAACACAAGCACTGGTCACCATTTGAAATGGTAAGTGCATGTATTGAGATCAATACCACACGCGACATTGCCAGACAAATATTAAGACATCGTAGTTTTAGTTTTCAAGAGTTTAGTCAAAGATATGCAAATCCAGTAAAGGAGTTACAATTTGTCACACGAGAAGCGAGAATGCAAGATACAGAGAATAGACAAAGTAGTATCGAAGTTGATGACAAAACTTTCCAACTCGATTGGGAAAGAGAACAAAAGCGAGTTATCTGGATGTGCAAACAAGTTTATGCTGCGGCAATTAAAAAAGGAATCGCAAAAGAGGTAGCAAGAGCAGTGTTACCTGAAGGATTAACAACTTCTAGATTATATATGAATGGAACTATCAGAAGTTGGATTCATTTCATTGAATTACGTTCGGCAAATGGCACACAAAAAGAATGTAGTGAAGTTGCTGTTGCATGTGCTGAAGCTATATCTAAAATATTTCCAATGGCTGAGGAGTTTGTAAATGTCGAATAAGTATACTCAAGATATGACGGGGACTGGCCAACACATAGAACTACCTGATCCTGAACCAGAAAGATACTATGACTGGATGTTATGGAAACTAAGACAAGATCCTAAGTGGAAAGCCATGAAACAAAAAACAAGAGAACCATTTATAAGACAAATGTTAAAAATGGATAGCTTAGTTCTTGCTGTAATCTATACTCTAGGTCATATCATTATTGCCATGAATGTTGTATATTTTATGACAGGCGCCAGCATATGGGAAGCAGGTGCTGTAGCTCTTGTTGAACCAATAATAAATGGTTGTTGGTTTTTTATATTACATATTTTATATAAAAAAATAAAAAGTGAATAAATCATATTGTCCATTACCGTTCACTGAAATATACGTGAACAACGCAGGTCAATATAGGCTATGTTGCCAAGCAGGAGATACGTTTTCAATTTCTGAAGAAGTTCCACCATTTGAATATTTCTTTTCAGATGAGATGGAAGAAATTCGCGATAAGCTTATGCAAGGTGAGAAATTAAAAGACTGTAACAAATGTTATGAACTGGAAAAGTATGGCGATTCTTATAGACTAAAAGCTATAAAACGATTTGGTGTTTATGATAACGTAAGGGATGTTAGGCTTAAACTAAGAATAAATGGCAGCAGCTGTAACTTAGCATGTTACATGTGTCATCCTCTTAACTCATCAACAAGACGTAAAGAGTTGAGAGAGATATGGGGTGATGATTTTGACATTGTGTTTTCTGATCCTAATAAGATTAAGTTTACGTCTAATGCCAAATCAATGAAACGTAATATTTGGAATGATACTATAGCAGATATCAACAAGCACATTCACTTAGTCAAAGAAATTCACATGACAGGAGGTGAGCCTTTACAACTACCTCGTCATTGGGAGTGGATTGATGCTATACCAGAAGATGATAAGAAACATATTGAATTAAGTTACGATTCAAACATAACACAGCTTTCATACAAGAATCATCATGTTTTAGATTTGAAAGATCAATTTAAGGATGTGCACTTTGGAGTTAGTTGCGATCATTTCGGAGAAAAACTAGAATACATTCGTTATCCTATTGACTATAAACAGTTTGAAGAAAACTTAAGATTGATCGTAGACAACTTTAAGCAATGCTTAAACGTTACTGTAGGCATATTAAACATAGAAGATCTTGATGAAATACAAGAGTACTACGAGAACTTAGGTGCAAATGTTACTTTCTATAATGTGGTGAATAAGCCAAAAGCTTTGTCAATAAGAAACCTGCCAGAACACTTGAAAGAAAAGTATAGAAAGAAATATCCTCAACATGGGCAGGTGATTGCTGAGCTGAATAAGCCTAAGTTCAGCGAAGATTGGTATGAGCTATTTACAGATTACATGGACAAGCTATATGCTCATAGAAAATTAGATTGGAGGAAAATATTTGAAAAAAGTGAAAATAACGGTGTACATCCCTTTAAAACTGTGGTATAATAATACTATATTAATTTACAGGGAGTTATAAATGGGTATACATATAGGTCAACATAATAGATCATCTTCATGGGTTGGAAGATTTGATCCAAAAAATCCACAAGACATGCAAGAATATGAGATGGTAAAATCTATCACAAGAGCATGTAATTCATCTAAGATAAAATTTAGAGTAGAAAAGAAAGGTAGAAAGCCAACTAATGGTTTTACTTACTTTGGTGATCCTATAGGAGGTATAAAGAATGCTACACTATGGGATGTCTACATTTATAGGAGGTATACATTATGATTATTGTTGATTACAGCGGTATCGCTTTAGCGAGTATTATAATTAATAAAACGTTTGATGAACGACTAATTCGTCATATGATTCTCAACTCCCTTAGAATGTATCGTACAAGATACAAAGATGAGTATGGCGAATTGGTCCTTGCTGTTGATGCGTCAAATAACTGGCGTAGAAAAGCTTATCCTCAATACAAAGCTAATAGAAAAAAAGGCAGGGACGAATCTACTTTTGATTGGAATGAAGCTTTCAGAATACTTAATGATGTACGTGAAGAAATTGCAGAAAACTTTCCATACAGAGTTGTTCGTATTGATGGTTGTGAAGCCGATGATGTTATAGGCACATTGGTTGCTATGAATTCAGATCATACATCCGTTAATATGATTGGTATTCCATTGGAAAAAGTTATGATTGTTTCTTCTTACAGAGATTTCTTACAATTACAAAGATTTAAAAATGTAAAACAGTTTTCACCACTTCTTAAAAAAGAATTGATAGAACAAAATCCAAGATACTATCTACAAACACACATCATACGCGGTGACAAAGGTGATGGTGTACCAAACATCTTATCAGACGACAATGTATTTGTTGAAGGCTTTAGGCAAACACCTATGACTAAAAAGAAAGTAGATGATATAATACAAGATCTTGAAGAAGGTGAATTGCTTTATGCGGCATCTTGGTATCGTAACTATTGCAGAAATAAAAAACTAATTGATCTTACTGAAACGCCAGAAGATCTAAGAAAACAAATTATAAATAACTTTATGGATCAAGATCCAGCTTCGTTACATGGTAAGAAAGGCAAAGTCTTTCCTTATTTAGTAGCAAAGCGTTGTAATGAATTGATTAAAAGTGTACAGGAGTTTATTTAATGAAACAATATGTATTTGAAGTTTTAGAAGAAATGGCTAAGCAAAGAAATAAAAGTGATAAAGTTCGTATCTTAAAAGAAAACGAGACATGGGCTTTAAAAGATATTATAAGAGGATCAATGGACACCAGCATAGCTTGGAATCTACCTGAAGGCGAACCACCATATACTGCAGCCGCAGCTCATACTCACGCCAGTAACTTAACTCAACAAAATGGAAAGTTTAAATACTTTGTGAGAGGTGGACCAGGTGATAAAGAGCCAAAGTTCAAGAGAGAAAATATTTTTATCGGAATACTCGAAGGTGTGCATCCAGAAGATGCTAAGCTAGTTATTAACATGATAAACAAAAAGAAAATTCCAGGAATTTCCAGACCAGTTGTAGAGGAGGCCTTTCCAAAACTACTACAGGACTAACTCTACAACCTTACGAAAGGTAAAGAGATGGTACTACAACAACTTGAAAAAAACTACGGACTAAAATTTAAAAAGAGAGGTAGAATTAATCGTATGGAAAAGATCGACAAGAAAAGAGATTTCATAAGAAAAAAAGTCAAGTTATTAAAAGTACTGGAGGATAAATTTCAAATCATTTAAAAAAATAACTATTTACAAACTGAATGAATTATGGTATAATATATTATTTGAAAGGTGAAAAACATGAATATTTTTATTTTGGACAAGGATCCGCATATAGCTGCACAAATGCTTTGTGACAAGCATGTTCCTAAAATGATTGTGGAATCTGCACAAATGCTAAGTACAGTACATCGTATGCTTGATGGCACGCCAGAAAAACGTAGGTCAAAGTCAGGTAAGACTATGCAAACGTATTATTCTTTTGGCGATATACGTGATGATTTGTATTATCTTGCAGTACATAAGTATCATCCATGTACCACATGGACAGCAGCAAGTCTAACAAACTACAACTGGCACTATGCACACTTTGTTGAAATGGCCAGAGAATTTAAATATCGTAGAAATAAAGATCACGTAACTTTTAAGAAACTTGGTCCAATACTGGCTGCTCCGCCTATAAATATACCAGATATAGGTCTTACCGAATTCGCACAAGCCATGAGTCATTTTCCAGATTGCATGGTTCCAGGCGATGCAGTTCAAGCATATAGAAACTACTATCACAAAGCAAAACCCTTTGCTAAGTGGGATTGGGGAAGACCAGCTCCTGACTGGTGGAAAGGATACCAAGTTGCCTAAGTATACAGTAAAGCCTTTAGAAGAAGGTGATGAATATGAAATTTTTATAAAAGCTGATGAGTTGCAAGACTATCTTAAAAAGCATAATTGCATAAAAGTTTTAACTTTTCCAAAGATAGTATCAAGTAGAGGTAGCTTACTATCAAAGACAGATCAAGGGTGGAAAGACAACCTTTCAAGAATTAAAGAAAATTCTGGAAGAGGTAATACAATTAAAACTTAGGGGAAGGATATGAAATTCTTTATTATAGTATCTTTTGTTATGGCAAATAAAATGGCTGCAGATAGACCTCTTTTTATTTTTAAACAGCCTTTTTTCGATAGCGTGTTAGAATGCAACCAATATGTTTCTGTAATGCATCAAAGAATATATACAACAGCGAGTGCATCATACAATTTTAAATATCAACCTGATGCAATATACTGTTTACCAACAGACAAAGTGAAAGAGATTTTTAATTATAATTATGAAGACGACAAACCAAAACAAAACATTTAGCCATGACAAAGTTGATATCGGATATAAAGATCTTACTGCTGAAACTACCGATACTGGGAGAACTTATAGTACTCCTAATGGCAAGTCTTATCCTAGTGTCACTACAGTTTTAAGTATACTTACGGAAGATTTTATACGTGCTTGGAGAAACCGTGTAGGTGAAGAACAAGCAGATATAGTAAGCGGCAAAGCATCTAGGCGAGGTACGAAGGTGCACAGCATTGTAGAAAAGTATTTAAATAATGAAGACACATCAGACTTTTTACCACACATCCAACAAAGCCTTAAAAATCTCAAACCTGTACTTGATAACGGTATTGGAACGATATTCGGCCTCGAGGTTGCTTTATATAGTGATTACTTAGGTGTGGCCGGTAGATGTGATTGTGTTGCAGAATATAACGGTGTACCGTCTATAATCGATTTTAAAACTTCAAGATATATAAAAAAGAAAGAAAAGATAAGCAACTACTTTGCACAAGGTGCTGCGTATGCAATCATGTGGGAAGAGCGAACAGGAATGGTGATACCTAATGTTGTAGTCATTATGGATGTCGATCATGAAAAGCCCTTAGTTTTTGTAGAACACAGGGATAACTATACTAAATTATTAAAGGAAACAATTGATGAATATAGAACTCGCAAAATGTTCGGCCACTGACTTATCGCTGACACAAGTAATAAAACTAAGATCAGACTTTGAGGAGGTTACTAAAGGTTATAATATGCCCGAAGGTTCTGATATAAATAATATAAATTGGTTTTTGAAAGATGGCCACAGGTCAAATTCTCTTCGTAATGGATTTAAAGAAGCTGAAGAATTAGCGAAGAAAATAAAGGAGTATGCAGATGGCTGCACAAAAACAACTAGAGGCAGGAAGCAAGTACGCGAGTTTTGATAAAGACGGTGACGGAATTGTTACTGATGAAGAATTTGAAATGGAACAAAAATTGATACAGTTAGAGAATGAAGATAAAAAACAAGATGCTCAGAGAAATATGGCATGGTTTGCCTTAAGCGGTATGTTATTATATCCTGCATTTGTTATTGCTGCAACATTATTCAGTCTCGATAATGCTGCAAAAATATTAGGAGACATGGCTGCTGTATACTTTGTATCAGTTGCTGCTATTGTTGCTGCATTCTATGGCAAGGAAGCTTTAGCAAAGAAATAATAAACAAAGGATTTCGTATGAAGAGATTGATATATCAAGTTTACACTGGTAAAAAATCGAAGTTGTATGATCACTGTACAGCTTCGGTTAAAGCTTATGCTGATAGAATTTCTGTAGATTATATAGTACAAACAATCCCCAAAATGATGATTAAACCTGACGTATTTGCAACAAATCGTAGTAAAGAGTCATATGAAAAATATGGAGGATTCTTACCAATTTATGAAAAAGAAAATGCACTCGATTATTTTGATAGGTATGACCAGATTTGCATTATTGATGCTGATATCTGGGTGCGCCCTGAAACACCAAACATCTTCTTGGAATTGGATAATTTCGGTGGAACCACTGAGTTTGCCGGAGTTGTGGAAAGAATGGCGCCAATCCTCCCGTGGTACAAACAAAAATTAGTAGGATATACTCGAATGCAGTATTCCAATCTCAAAGATGTCAATTGGGAGTGGACACATGAAAATGGAGCATTATTTTATAATATGGGTTTAATGCTCATGGATAAAAAAATCACTAAATACTTAAATGGACAAAGTGGAAAAGAGTTTATACAAAGACCTGAGTTTAAAGACTTTGTTGATGGCCAAGGTGCATGGAAATGGAGCACTGATCAGACACTATTAAATTATTGGGTTAAGAAAGAAAATATGGTACAGACTTATCTTAACTGGAAATGGAATGCACTTTATACAGCAATACCAAATGATAAAATAAAAGAAGCATATTTCGTACATTTCTTTCTTAAAGATAAATTACCGAATAATGGTGAAAATGTTCAAGAGTTGATGGAGATTGTACAATGAAAATTCAAATTGATATAAGTATGGGTGAATACATAGATAGGTATTCTATATTAGTAATAAAACAAGACGAAGGTCTTGACGTTGCAACAGAATTAAAACAATACAAAAGTCTTGATTTAACTCATCCAGGGTTTGATTTTTATTTAGGTATTATGTTAGCAATTAATCAACAGTTGTGGTATTTAGAAGATATTAAAAGAAAAGATGTAGAAAGATTTAGTAAAGAAGAATCTAATACTGCATTTCTTATTACTCAAATAAATGATTTAAGACATGAAACTAAAAAACGTATTGATATATATTTTGGCAGCGAAATAACCGAAAAGAAAAGCCATTGAAACACATAGCGTTAAGATCAAAGAGTGTAAGAAGTGGCGATAGGCCATACACTACACCAGGGTTAGGTGACAGATCTCATAGTTTGTTGCTTGCATATCAATACGGAAAAGCTCACAATACACCAGTAACAATACATTTGACTGATGATAAGTGGAGTGTGGCTGGTGGTAAAATTTCTAATAAAAAGAAAAAGTCATGGGCTGAACTTATGAGTTTATTTCCATCTGATTCACTTTATATTGAAACACATCCAGTTGAAAATCTAACAGAAGTTGAATGGATAAAGTATCTTAAATCAAAAGGATTTGATGCAAAAATATATCATTATGAAGATACTGCACATATGCATCCAAATGAAACTAAAGTTGGAATCGAGATGTCTCAGTATTTAAAGAAGTTACCAAAACTAAAACCAGTTGTTGAGAACGCTTGGTTTCCAGATGTGTTTATTACAGCTCAATGGGATTCTACAGATCCAAGAAGAAGATTATCAAAACAGATGATACGACAAATAGAAGATAAGTATCAAGGTGTAGTTTTAAAAGTTGGTGGTGAAGGTGAAGGCCAACTTAAAGATTCAATACCTCACATTGGTTTGGCCATGTCTTTGGCAACGTGCCACATTGGTAGTGATTCTGGTATGATGCATATTGCACAGTTATATAAGGATTATAAAGACATACATATATATGATACAGATGGCTCATACAAGTCTCATCATTTAGTAAGAGCAATTAATAATGGAAGTAAATATTTTAAGGTATAACTATCATGATGGCAACTCATACAAATAAAGACTCAAGACACATAATGCATGTAATAAAACCTGATACAACAGGTGCAGAAATAGGTGTTTGGTTCGGCAACACTTCAACACAATTTTTAAAAAAAGGTTTAAAAAAATTGTATATGGTTGATTCGTATTCCGTAGAACCATATAAAGAAAATAGCGAAATGTCTTTTCAAGAATATCTTGCTAAATATGCTAAAGTAACTGGTGAAATTGCTCCAACAGGATTTTTAAAATATTATGATAGAGTTTATGAGGAAGTAAAGGAAAGATTTAAAATTGATCCTGAAGTTGAATTATGTAGAATGACATCGGACGAGTGGTTCGAACAATTTATGGCAGCAAAAGGACATGGCAATAATGAGATGCTTGATTGGATTTATATTGATGGTGATCATTCATATGAAGGGTGTTTAAAAGATTTAGAAAATTCATTGAATGTTGTGAAACCGGGTGGATTGATTTTAGGAGATGACTATGGTTGGCCAAATGCAAAATGGTTTAAGCCAGGTGTAACAAAAGCTGTAGACGAATTTATAAATAAACATAAGTTAACTAAAATGCTTAGACACGGCGAAACACAATACGAGATAAGAATATGAACAAAAGATACATAGTAACATACGAGGTCGATGGTCCTGATATTCCAAAGATAGCACATGAAATTGCTATCGGACAAAGTATTGGCAATCCTAACATTAGATCAGAAATAGAAACTGCAGATAATATACAAGAATATGCTGCACAGGTAATTAGTGTTGAAGGAAATATAGTAAAAATTGAATTCAATAGAAACGCATTTATTTGGCCAAACGTAAATCAACTTATGTGTATTATTATGGGTGGTCACACTGATATCTTAGGTGTTGATAGATGCAGAGTATTAGATATTGATATTGATGTTGATAATGTAAAACCGGTTTTAGGTATGTCAGGTTGGAAAAACAGATTAGACGCACAACACAGACCTTTATTCGGTGCAATAATAAAACCTAAATCAGGTTTAAATATGGAACAATACATGTTCATAGTTAAAGAAATGGTTTATGGTGGTGCAGATTTTATTAAAGAAGATGAAATCATGGCACAAAATTTATACTTACCTCTAGAAAAAAGAGTTGAGGCAGTCGAACATTTAAAAAATATTTCAGGTTGGAAAGGTTTCTTTGCATATTGTATAAATGCAGATCCTATGGAATTATTAGGTAATATAAAGAAGATTCATTATCATACTTGTACAGACAATATTGTCGGCGGTTGTCATATTAACTTTTGGTCAGGCCTAGGTGCATATACAACTGCAAGAGGATTTGATATCGCCACGCATTACCAAAGATCTGGAATTAGAATACTTACAGATCCAAGTAACAAATATTCTTTAGCTTGGCCAGTTTTAGTTAAACTCGGTTGTATGGCTGGTGTTGATAGTATGCATGTTGGTATGTTAGGTGGTTACTATCCAGAAGGCGAAAGTGAAGAAGAAACACTAGAAGCGATTGATATATGTAAAAAATATGATGTGATACCTTCATTAAGTTGTGGTATGAATCCAGTTCTTGCTAGAGAAATTAAAGAACGCATTGGCAATGATTTTATGGCATCAGTTGGTGGTTGGCTACATACTGGTGATAAACTAATTAAAAAAGTGAAAGAGATGAGAGAAAGTTTAGATTAATGAAATTGATACTACCTATGGCTGGAAACGGTCAAAGATTTTTTGATGCTGGTTATGATTTACCGAAACCTTTAATTGATATTAAAGGCAAACCTATGTTTGCACGAGTTATTGAAAACTTATGGTGCAATAATGCAGAATTGACGTGCATAGTTAGACAAGACCATGTTGATGAATATGAAATTGATAAACGTATTCTAGAACATTATTCTGATGCTCGTATTATAATCATACCGGGTACAACCGAAGGTGCAGCATGCACTGTTAGGCTAGCTACAAATGTATTAGGTGGTGAACCTATGATAGTTGCAAATTGTGATCAGTTGATGCGATGGGATCCTAAAGAGTTTTATGAAAAAATAGACAGTAATTTATATCCGGGTGGCCTAATACCAGTGTTTACACCAAATCATAACGAACCAAAACACAGTTATTGTGAGGTCGATAAATATGATAGTTTATTACAACTTAAAGAAAAAGAAATCATAAGCGATCTTGCAACAGTTGGCGTTTATTATTTTAGCGATGAGTGTGATTGGATTAAAGCACATGAAAAACAAATGGCTGCAAATGATAGAACAAATAATGAATTTTATTTAGCACCTACATATAATTACTTAGAAGAAAATGTTGGAGTACATCGTATAGATGAAATGATAGGAATGGGAACACCAGAAGAATTAAACGAATTTAAAAATAGTGTTTGGTGGGAACAAATAGAGAGTTTATAATGAAAATTGCTATTTGCGTATCAGGTCTTATTAGAGACAAGCATAAGAGAAATATTGATTCAGTAAAAAAAGCATTTCCAGATGCGGATATTTTTTATTCAACATGGGAAGCTTATGAAGATGATAGGTCAAGAAACTATAAATGCAAATATTATCCTGAGCCACAAATGCATTACAATCCGTGGAAAGATTGTGTAACCGATAATCCTCATCCAAAATATCATGCTTACAAAAAAGATTTTGTAAATGGAACTGGTCAATCCAGCCAAGGTAAACTTCTCAACGCTACAAAACAAATTATAGCTCACGCTTATCAAGTTGCTGACTTACCTGAAGAGTATGACATGATTGTAAGAACTCGATGGGATACTATTATTGGTGAGAGAGCAGATTTTACTCATTATTTAAATCAATCTTATAATGATAATATTGCTATTGGATTTGCCATACGTGGTGGTAGATGGATTCATTTAAATAAATTTAAAGACATTGAACATGTTTACATTACGGAAGAAACAGATCAAACTTGGAGCAGAGATTGGGCATGGTGGCTAAATGATAATTTAATTATACATCCAAGAAAAATATTTGATACAGAAAACGTTCATAAACTACATGAAGAAAAGAAACTTTGGCCGGCAGAATATGGTTGGTATCAAGTGTTAAGTAAAGATGATAATCATCACAGTGTATATGGTGGTGCAGCTTTAGATAGATTTGCACGTGCTTGATATTTTATTTAAAAGATATAAATCAAATAGAGAACAGCACTCTTTATTCTACGAAAAAGAATTATTTGAATATCGCCATAAACCAATAAATCTATTACAAGTTGGAATCGAGAGTAGCATACCAGTGTGGCATAGATTTTTAGAAAGATCAAACATATATTGCATAGATGAATTTGATAGAAGTCAACCTAATAAATATGATTATCTAAAAGAGAAAAGAATATTTTGGTCTAGGTGCGATACAAGCAGTGAAAAAAGTATAAGAGACATTATGGAAAATATCTGGAATAATCCTAGGTTTGACATCATAATAGACAACGTTAACAACTTTGCAATCACACGTCAAAAGAATTTAAACAGGTATTGTATTGGAAAATATTACATCGAAGATGGTGATAACGTAAGGATAGTAAAATGAAAGCATTTGCAATAGTTGTACCAGATAATAAAACATCGATGGCTGGATACGCTGAACTTAAAGAGAGTTACGATAAGTATGGTCATGACGATGGATTAGAAATGCATGAAGCGATACCGCTTGATAAGGTAGAAGGTTACACTGGTGGCAATGGCTTAGTGTGGAATTATCCATGGGAAGGTAAAGAAACAGACTTAAAAAGTGGAATGATAAAGTCTGCATACACTACCGCAGATCCTAGAAAACGTATCTCTTGTTTTTTAAGTCACTGGTATCTTTGGCAACACTGTAAAAAGATTGATGAAACAATACTAATATTAGAACATGACTCTAGGTTTATAAAAAAATTACCAGCAGACAGCACGTTTGCAAGAGCAGAACTTGATATTATCGGTATAAATGATCCGTCAATGGCGACACGCAAATCAAAAATGTATCACGATATGATATTGGAAAGAACTGATTTCTTTCAACCAGTTCCTAGGATAGACGAGTTTAATATACCACAAGGTTTGGCAGGTAACTCAGCTTATGTCATGAAACCAGAAGGTGCACGTAAGATGATTGATCTTGCTCAGGAATACGGTATGTGGCCAAACGACGCACTAATGTGTTATCAACTTGTACCAAAACTTGGTGTAACACGTAACTTCTATACGAGAATACAAGGATTGAGGTCAACGACAACACTATGAAGATGCATGTAATAACAATAATGGAAAACGAAAGATCAGTACAGGTTGCTGACAGGTGTGTAAAAAGCGGTAAAGTGTTTGGTTACGCGATTAAAAAACATAAAGCTTATAGTCCACAAAATTGTGATGTATATGAAGAATTGAAAAAGCTTAATTATCCAGAAGCATTATTTCATGAAAAATATAGTAGACCAGAAAATTGTATTGCAGGATTTTTAAGTCATCATAGTCTTTGGAAAAAATGTGTAAGATCTAAAGAGCCGATAGTAATATTTGAGCATGACGCGGTGCTAGTTGGTGATATACCACAAATGATGATGTTTGATATTTTAAACTTAGGTAAGCCATCATACGGTAAGTTTAACACACCATCGTATATAGGTTATGGATCTTTAGTTTCGAAACCATATTTCCCTGGAGCTCACGGATATAGATTAACACCAAAAGGTGCACAACAATTGATAGATGAATGTGCATTCAGTGCAGGTCCAACAGACATATATATACATTCAAGTAAATTTACTTTAGGAGAATACTATCCTTGGCCGGTAGAAGCAAGAGATAGTTTTACTACAATACAACAAAAAGCAGGTTGTTACGCTAAACATAATTATGGTGAGACGTATGAAATCATATGATGAAGCATTTGTAACTGGATGTGACGCAGGACATGAATGGATGCTCCCTTGGTTTTTTAAGAATTTTAAAAAACATTGTGACAAGCCACTAATATTTTCTGATTTTGGATTGACCGATTTAGGTCTTAACATTGTACATGCAAATGTTCATGCAGTCATGGACTTAACAGGAATTGAAGAACGAGGTTGGTTTAAAAAACCTTTAACTATGTTAAAATGTCCTTCTAAAAAAACAGTATGGATAGATTTAGATTGTGAAGTCAAAGACAATATTGATGGCATATTTGATACACTTGAACCAAAAAAGTTATCAATGGCTGAAGATAAACCTTGGACTAAAAGACGCGGTCATAAATGGCATAATTCTGGTGTAGTAGGTTTTATAGATAAACCTATAATATTATCACAATGGGCTGGCGCAGTTAGAAAATCTCATGATAAGGCTCCAGAAGAATTCTGGGGAGATCAAGAAATACTTGATAGTATATTATCTCCAATTACTAAGATTAGTTACATTCAAGATTTGCCTAATGAATATAATGTTATGAGATTACAATTGAAAGATGGTTATTCCGGTAAAATAAGAATCATGCATTGGACAGGTCAAAAAGGTAAAGAAATAATAAGAGGTATGTTAGTATGAAAGTAGTACATATTATTGGTAACGGCGATCAAGCAAGTTTATTTCATAAAGAAAAAAGAGTTGGAATGAAGTTAACCTGTAACATTCCACCGTGGCCAGTTGAAGGTGTTTATGGCACTATTATGGTTGATTTTAAAATGATGCGTGCACTACATGAAGGCTCGCTTACTATCCCTGGCGATTGGATATTAGGAATGAGACCAAAAATTTGGATGGATCAACAGTCTACTTTTTATGTAAAGCATTCACACCAAGTAAAAGAATTTTATACTGTACTTCCAAAGTATGTGGCAAACTATACAGACTTTAATTGTGGTCACATGGCGGCACACTACGCAGCAAATAAAGTTAAAGCAGATGAAATCCACATGTATGGATTTGACTCTATATTTGATTTTAATCTTAGAAGTTGTTCTGATTTCTATCTGAATTCAGATAGAGGCAATGTAAATACTAATAGACTTGCAAATAACTGGAGACCGGTTTGGCAGCATATGTTTAAAGAGTTTCCTAACACTAACTTCATAATGCACCATATTCATGATGCAGTTAAATTCCCAGTACCTGATAACGTTTCAGTAAAAACGTATGAATCCAAAGCCAAAATGGCTTAATTCACTTTTTTTCATTTAAGTGCATTTTTTCCTTTACAAACGGTTTTTTTTGTGGTATAATAGTACTATAAAATTAAAAAAGCGGAGAAACTAAAATGAAACATTTAAATAATCTTATAAAAGCTACAATCGAAGATTCTAAAGCACCTTGGGCTATCAGCGAAGATATGGTTGATATGTACAAGCAGGATGCCAAAGATTTCAAAGCTATCCTTAATATGATTAAGGATAAGAATTATTCTGGTGCTAAGAAGCTAATTCAATACATGGACACTTTACCTAGAGAAGGTGCTATTGTAGCGATTGCTTATGACTTAGGTAATTCATGAGTTGCAGAAAATCTTGGTTATGAAATTAATTAATTCATTTTTTCCTTTACATTTAGGAAAAACTAGTGTATAATATAACTATAATTAAAAAGGGAGTTTAAATTATGGCAAAAGTTAAAAGTTTAATGATGGATTTACAAGAAGAGTTTTACGGTAAGGCAGCTAATCTTGTAAAAGATAGTGACACAGTATGGGAAGCTCAACAAAAAGTTGAAAAGCTTAGAAAAGTTGAGTACAACTGGCTCGATCAATTTGCAATTGCTGAAGAAGTTGAGAACTTCTGGCATGCTTAATAACACCAATTACTTAAAAGGTTTGTTGTTTGGTGTATTTGGTATGCTTATATTAACATACTGTACACCAGCTAAAGCAAACTTATCAATAAAAGGTACTGCATTTGAACAAATTAGTTGTCTAGCAGATAATATATATTGGGAAGCACGTAATCAACCTGTAAGAGGAATGTTTGCAGTGGCATTTGTGGTTGATAATCGTGTTAGTGATAAACGTTATCCTGACACATACTGTGAAGTAATAATGCAAGGTCCAACAAGGCCATCTTGGAAAGACAAAACAATATTATTTCCGGTTAAGAATAGATGTCAGTTTAGTTGGTACTGTGATGGTAAAGGCGATGAGATACCATCATATGATAGAGAAGTATACAGGATTGCTGTCGAAATAGCTAGGATAATATTCTTTGGTCAATATAATGAAGATATAACTTATGGAGCAACACACTATCATGCAAACTATGTATATCCAGCATGGAGAAAAACTAAGACAAAGACTCTTATCGTAGGTGATCACATATTTTACAGGTGGGAAAAATGAAAGAAGATTATAAAGTAGATCCATTATCTATTAAGGTTGATCAAACTAAACAAGATACAAGAAGAGATGCTTGGGATAGAGACTATATGGGTTTCTATTACTTAAGAGAAGAACCAAAAACTACAAAAAAGATTTCAAATGCAACACCAGTTTTTATATTTGCATTCTTCTATATTTGTATACTAGTAATGATAGGTAGTATTAAATAAATGTTCTATGATATTGAAAAATTAAATGAATTAGAAAAAGTAGTTTCAGATAATTTGAGCTCTGCAGATTGTTTAAATGATTCAAGTGATCCTAAAGTATTAAGAAAAATTTGGATTAATTATAGAACTGATATGCCTAATTGTTTACGTGTTGTAAGAGAACATAAGGAGCTATTAGAAAAACTACAGAAAGATTTAAAATGAGACAGTTTATTTACGATAGTTGGAACGGCGTAATGAATGCGGATATTAATCCGCTTAAAAAAATACCGCATACGAATACAAGGCACATGGTACTTCAGGTCTTAGCGTGGATGTGGTGCATTGTATTTAGTAGTTACTTTGGTAGCATGTGGATTTTTGGTGCCACTACTATTGCTCATATATTTCTATTAGCAGCTATTGCGATAACAGTAGCTACTTTTGAAACTGCAAGAAATAAGCCGCAATGGTTTATAAAAAGTAATGGTTACCATAGTTTTCCAAGAGCAAGACAATATATGTGGATAAATGGTAAAAGAGTTAAATTAGATGATAATGACCCAGGAGGTGAGCATGAGTAAAGAACCGAAAGGTGAATATAAATTTAATGAAAAAGAATATGTTGAAGAGTTACTAAGAGTAATTGATTCAACTTATACTGGTCATTATTCTAGGCAGCATTTCCAAGCAACAGAATTTATTATTGATGGCGGCCACGGTACAGGTTTCTGTATCGGTAATATTATGAAGTATGCTCAAAGATACGGTAAAAAAGGTACGAGTAGTGATGCTCGTAAAGATTTACTTAAAGTATTACATTATGGAATTATACAACTATATGTCCATGATATGAATGAATTTGATAAGTGTGGTGATATTGAGTATAAGTACAATACTGATCTGTCAAAAACCTGACAGTACAGTGTGTCAAATTATAGTAACTGTCAATATTTTGACAGCATATAAATAATACTGTAAGGAGTACTTATGCCAAAGATATCTGAAAACACTGGCGTTGAAATGCCGATAAGAAATCTGCTTTCCATCATAATGGCAGTAGCTGTAGGTGTATGGGCATACTTCGGTATTATTGAAAGATTAAACAAGGTAGAAACTGACCTTATTATAATTAACACAGACCTTGAAAAGAATACCGAGTTTAGAATTAAGTGGCCTCGTGGCGAGATGGGTAGCTTACCTGCAGATGCAGAACAATTCATGTTAATTGAACATCTTGCTGGCCAATTAGAAAAACTTGCAAAGAATATTGAAACAGGTAAAGCTCCATTCGATCAACAACAAAAGCTTACACTCGACTTTTATAAGTCAAGAATTGAAAAACTCGAGGACCAGATAGAAAAGCTGAAAGATAAAGTAATAAACGGAAAACACTAATGGAAATATTCACAGGATTTATTTTGTTAATGTTTATGAGTGGAGATGTTAAACCTACAGAGTTTACACCTCGTGACTCGATGATGCAATGTTTGAAAGTGAAGAGATACATCAAAAGAAAGCAAGGACCCGGCGGACCAAGATGGGTATGTCAAGAAGGCAAGCTCGAGTTCGAAATAAAAAACGGTGAAAAGCATCCACTTAAAATAATCGAGTTATATAAATAGTAATACATTAAACGTTCACCCGAAAGGGCGGAAGTAGGCAGTCGCTGAAGGAACGCACCTAACCATTAATTAGGGAGGGTGACTAATGACTTACAGACCATTTTCTTGGAAGAGGTTTTGTCAGGCACGTGATCGCGCTAGAGTTCATAGAATTCTAAACTATCGCATGCCACTGAGAGCAGCCTAATACACTTTAGTGTTTTTACCGATGCGCTTAGGTACGCATACAGCAGTGTATGTTATTATCCTAGGCGCATCTTCTTGTGCAACGGGATTTGGTACGGGTGGTTGATTGTTTAGTCTTTCGGCAAAGTATTTACACCGATCAATGTCTTGAAAATACATGTCTTGACTCACTACTCTTGAACCTAAGTATACCATTAATAAAAATGCATGCATCATTTAGTAAGTCTTTCCCACTGATTTGTTTTCTTTGACTTTTTGTTTGGTTTCTCTTCTTTTGGTTTACCAAAGCTTTCAAGTGCTTCTTTTCGTAGTGCTTCGAGATCATCACCTTTAGAAAACTTAGGTTTCTCTCTCATAGTTAATTGTTTATGAAACTTATCTTTTACTGGTTGTTGGTCTTTTGAACTGTTTATCATCATAGTAATAGCCTTATAACCATCACCAATAAAAAGTAATATATCATCTTTATACAATTTTGTTTTAGATGATATTGTCATATCCATCAACATGTCTTCATGTTTGAACTTCATCTTCTTTACAATCACAGTCTGTGCATACATCATTAGCGCAGTTTGGACATTCTGGCGAATAGCAATGACATCTACAATTACATTTATTACACCATCTTTCTGGACTTCCTTCCATGCTTACCTCTACTTCTTAATTGAATTTAAACTATCAACTACATCGTCGATACTTGGTTCTTTACCCCACGGGTTGTATACGCACTTATATTGAGAAGGGCAATTATCTTCATACATTAATGTAAATGTCTTGTTGCCACCTTTATAAATGCAGGCCTGTCTACCTGTAACACGTGATTTAATTCTCTTGGCTAGTCTACAAGTAGTATATACTTTCTTTGAGGCATTGGTACCTCTATTTATTTTCTGTTGATTTGTGTAGTTTTTCTTTGTACCGTACTTTGGATCTTTTGGCTCATATGTCTTACCATCTGCGTGTGCTACTATCGTTAACGCGAAGATAAGAAATATGATTGTGAATGTGGTTAACCAAGTTTTCAATTAAATGATACCTTGGGCCTTTAACAATGATCCAGTTACCCATGCGACAAAACCTCCAACAAATACTACCAAAAAAACAATTCCAGCAATTTCTATTACTTTTCTTTGTCTTTCTTTTTGCTCATATACCATTTTTTGACGCTTCTTACGTATGGCACCTTCAGTAGCTAAAAGTTCTTCCCATGCCGCTGGTCCTCGAGTTAGTGATATAAGTTGTTTCAGTTGATAACGCATGTCTTCGGCTTTCTTCTTAGCCATAAATGACGCCATCGCTTCTTCTTCAACTGAACCTGCTGCAAATAATTTTTTAAATAATGGAGGTTTCTTTGCATACTCTCCTGCCTTATCGATATCTGATACTGACCCCATCCACCGACTCAAGTCGCCAGACATAGACTCGATATCACGACCGACTTCAAAACCTTTTTTGATTGCGTTAAATGCAGTGGTTGCTACACTTAATGCCGCTGCTACTTCTATCATGTATAGTTCCTCTTCTTCTGTAACTATTTATAAAAAAAGCCTTTACAAATGATAAAAAATGTGGTATAATATATACTATATAACGATGAAACAAAGCGAAAGGTTTGCTGGACTCGGGGGCGGTACCCGACAGCTCCACCATAAAAACTTGAAAGGTACATTATGAGTAAAAATAAATATCACCACTGGGTATATATGGCTGATGACCAAATGAACAAGGTATTAAAAACAGTCATTGTATGTGTATATGGTTATGGTGCATATATTTTTTTTAATGAATTGTTTACCAAGTTTTTCTGATGGGGCTGAAATAGGATCGACAGGGACGAAATAGCGATGTGGAGTTATCCGGATGTAAGCTCGGTTAATGCGAACAAAACTCTAAATGCAAATGATAATTTTGCACCTCAGGAGTTCGCTCAAGCAGCGTAATTCCTATGCGCTTCGGAGAGAGCGTGGAAACAGAATCTCTCCACTAACACACACAGGAGGACAATATGTCTAAAAACGCATACGAGATCAGACTCGAAACTTTAAGAATGGCCAAAGAAATGGCCGACTCAACTTACTGCTTACAGCAGGATATCATGTATCGAATGATCGATCAAGCACAAGAAAAACGTGAAGATATTCAAAAGGCGATACAGCAACACGCACCCGCTATGTATAAACCGGATGAGATCATCGCAAAAGCAAACGAGCTTTATCAATATGTAAGCGAAAAACAATAGGATAAATCCATGGCAGAAGCAGAAAAAAGAAACGGTATCGTTGTCAAAGACGAGCACAACGAGTTTGAATTAGCACTACGATTTTTAGGTAATGAACTTATTGCAATCAAGATGGCTGCAACAAACTTTAGCGGTAAGCTGATACTGTGGAGTATTTTGCTTCTGCTGTTTAGCTTCATGATGATTGAAGTTTTCGAAGTCAACACATGGTTAGGAGGTAACTAATGTGGGGAAGAATAATTGACTATACGGGTGGAATATCATACACACCACCTGCATCAAAAAGGAGAGAGATAATGACACCGAATCCACACTACATTAACATGTTAATTAATATTGGTATTTTTGGTATGTTAATCTATGTTGCTATACAAGTATCTTAGAATATAAATTGATCACATACACCAAAATGTTTGAAAAAATTGGTGTTTTACCTTTTCAGACACAACATTACACAGAAAAAATAGATTGGGATAATGTCCCTACTTTTAATCGTACGCGTTTCAAGACACATACAGACAATGGCCATAAAACTATAAAGATGCACGATCTTGACGATAACTTTGCAAGAAATATTAAGCATTATTGTGAAGAAGATTTAAATTTAAAACTGTATCAAGCAAATCTTACAATGGTTCCTGCTGGCTCTTCAACTCCAATGCATACTGACATATATCAGTACATTCAAAAAGTACATAAATTAAATGTTGATACAAAAGATTGTTATAAGGTTTTTGTAAAATATTGGATTCCATTATCCGATAAAACTTCAGGCCAGTACTTTGAATATAATGGATTAATGATAGAGGACTGGAAGGCTAATGATGTGTATCGATTATTTGGAAGTTCTATATTTGAACATCGTGGCGGCAATGAAGGTTCAGAAAAAAGAATACGACTTGAAATTACTGGCGCTCAAATATCAGCTGAAAAAATAAATGAATGTATGATTTAAAAACAGAATGGTTTGACTGGTATGTCAACGATAAACCTTTAGGCGTTAAACCTTTAAAACATTTTTTAGAAACAGATGGTGCAATATATAGTGTAACAGTCAAAACACGAGATTTACCTACAGACGTAGGAAATATAAGAGAAGAATCCGAAGCGTATTTAGACAAGATAATAGCAACATGTGGTTTCAATAAGTTTGCAGTTTTAATAAGTGGAATAGATTCTGAAATATTGGTAAGATATTTAGCTAAGAAGAAATTGGATGTAGAAATGTACTACATAAAATTTTGGATGAAAGATAATTTTGAAACGGATATATTAGAGCAAATATCAAAAGAGACTGGTGTAAAACTTAACATTATAGAATGGGATTGGAAAAAAGACAAAAAAAGTATGTTAACTTTATTGTCTGATTACTTAACACCTACAACTGTAATAAGCACCTACTTACATGCATTTGAATATATTCCCACAGATAGATATTTACTTGGTGGAAGACGTGCATTATGCGAAGGTGTAGCTCATGCAAGAAACTTAGCTCGTGTTAGTAAACCACATCCTCGTACAAGAATGCATTATGTAGATTTAAGAGAAGTACAAGGTAGATATGCCTGTCATATTTCGAAAAGACATAGTTGTTTAACTTTTTGGTTTAATGATTATAGAACTGCTAAGTCTATCTTACAAGATAAAAGAACAATATTTTTTAAAGAAGGTGGAATCTACACTAAAGACATATTTCTTGATGATTGGCCGGAGTGTACATTCAGAAAAAGCACTCATCCTTTCATAGGTCCTAACTCATTATATAAATGGGAAGAATGGAACTTAGATCATTTTAAACCTAAAGCTGCGACAGCTGCAAATATGCAGAGAAGATATTTAAGAAGGAAGTATGGAGTTCAGCCATCAGTGGTTGATTTCTCAAGAGCATTTACTAATCTTTGGCATTTTGGAGCATCTATGAATGTTGATAAATTATTAGGAGTAGAGTCAAAAGAAGACCCGCCTAGCTGGGACTCGGTTATGACACGACCACTTTCATGATTGAATTATTTGTTATTTTTTGCGGTGTAACGTATGGACTGTTGTTTGGAATAATACCAACGGCAGGACCAACTACAGCTCTCTTAACGAGCTTTATATTCCTACCGTACTTTTACAACGATCCATATCTCGGTGTATTATTCTACACTGCACTTGTTGCGGCATGTACAACTGGCGATACATGGAGTTCAATACTGTTAGGTATACCCGGCTCATCTTCTTCAGCAGCAACAGTCGTTGACGGCTATCCGATTGCGCGAAGTGGTAGAGCAACACTGGCATTAAGTTCTGCCTTTACAAGCAGCACACTTTGTGGTATACTGTTTGGATCTTTAGTGTTCTTCTTTATGCCGTATTATGCTAAATTACTTCTCGTGTTTGGCGTGCTTGAATTGCTGTTACTTAATATTTTTGCACTACTGTGTGTAGTTTTTCTTATCAAAGAAAATAAGTTACTAGGATTGCTAGGTGTTGCAATAGGATTTTTGTTTGGTTATGTTGGTATTGATGAAAATAATGCTCAGAGGTTAACATTTGGATATACATACTTTTCGTCAGGAATACCTATTAGTATTTTTGTAAGTGGATTGTTTGCTATACCTGAGTTGGTAAACCTGTTTGTTAATAAGCCTAAAGTAGAGAATCTTAATGCTAATCTTAAACATGTAATATTAGGCTTGAAATCGTGGTATAAGTATAAGAAGGTAGCATTAACTGGAGGTGCGATAGGTTCCTTTGTAGGAGCTCTCCCTGGTGTGCACGGAATAGTCGCTGATTGGTTATCCTATGGACGAGCGAAACGAGAGCACCCTCATAGCCGAATTGCTGGTGTTGTTGGACCGGAAGGTGCGAACAATGCAGTACATGCAGCGAGCTTTGTGCCTACTGTGGTTTTTGGTATACCGGGTACGCCATTTGCGGCTGTGATACTATCACTGTTCTTTATGCTACACTTTGAACTAGGATCGATTGATATTCAATATGATGATAAATTTTTCGATACTTTAGCAATTGGATATATTGGAGGAACACTACTTGTAGGATTACTTTGCTTAATATTGAGTGTACCAATTACATGGATTCTTAAAGTACCACCAAGAATTTATGCAGTTGTTATATTGATTCTTATATGTTGGTCATGCTATCAAGTAACAAATACTAAATTTGACATTATAACTCTTGTTATATGTTCAGCGCTAGGAATTATAGCTAAAACTTTTTCTATAAATAGACCTGCTATACTACTAGCTTTCATACTATTCCCTAAGATTGAAGCATTAAGCTATCAAACAATTGGAATATATAATATTAATATAAGTTTTTAAGAACAATGAGGTGAAAATGAAAAACTTACTTTTAACTATTATTGGAATGTTTATGACTATATCGAGTGCAATCGCCGATTATACTCTTATTGTTCCAAGTCCTAAAGGCACTGGCACCGCTATATGGGGTGATGTTGTAAGTGCAGAACTTTCTAAGTATCTCGACGAACGTGTAAACGTAGTCAATATTAAAGGAGGTAAAGGCAACCTAGGATTAGAAACCTTCAAGGAAAAATATAAAGATGATCCTAAAGCAATATTATTAGCTCATGGTGGCAATGCTACACAATGGTTGATTAATGATGTGAAGTGGTCATTTAAAGACTGGGTGCCGATAATGATTCAACCCTATAATATTACTACAACCATAGCCAATGGTTTTGATTGGAAGAACGATAAGTTAAATCTTGCCGATTGTTCCGGTTGTGTACCTGAAACTTTAGCATGGACTATGCTGAAAGAATGGGATAACATTAACTTTATTCGTAAGATGAGTGCAGGTGAAGCTAAGACAGCATGGCTTCGTGGTGATTTTAAATATATACGTGAACCTGCAAGCAGGCATATTAAGAATACTGCCGGCATGGTAGATGAAGGCAAAGCTGTTCGTCTTTTTAATCACGGTATGTTTACACCGAAGAATGGATTTATTCAAGACTACAACTGGCCTAATACACCTACAGCTGTTGACTTATACGAAAAAACCTATGGTAAAAAACCTGAAGGTGAAGTATATGAAGCATATATCTTAGCTGCAGCTTGGAGAGATGGATTGCAAAAAGGTATCTTTATGCACCACGGCTCTAACAGCTTGGCAGTTATTGATGCATTCAAACGAATGATGGCTGACAAAGAAAGCCAGAAATATCTTATCAGTAAACTCGGTGACTATCCTATGTTTATAGGTGAAGATTCAAGAGTCATAATGGATTCATTATACGGATACGTAACAGCAGAAAGATTAAAGACTTTAATTACATTTGCAAAAGAAAAAATGCAATGGTCAACTGCTAAGTACGTGCATGATAAGACGAAGTAACTTTGACGAAGTAGAACTCTACTGGTATTTTTACCTCTGGCCTCTAAGAAAAAGAATAAGATCAATGAATGATATGACTTATCTTGGAGGTCACGATCGTCAAATTTATGAAAAATATAAACCATCTTTTTTTGTCTTTGAGAGTAATAAAGAAGTAGTTGCAGTAAATTCATGTCACAAATCAAGTGATGATGAAATGAGGTCTAGAGGATTGTGGGTTAAGCCTGAGTGTCGTAGGCAGGGTATTACTTACAAACTCTTTGATGCAATATTTGATGAAGCTCTTTCACAACAATGTAAATACGTATGGAGTTTACCTCGTAAGACTGCACTTGCAGCTTATGAAGCAAGTGGATTTGTAAAGACCAGTGATTGGCTTGAAACTGAAACGTCAGAAGCAAACTGTTATGTAAGAAAGATATTATGAATATAAATGCTGTAGATTTTTTTTCATGTAGTTTTCAAGGAGCAACGAGTAAAAATAATTCTTTAAACGATAATTTTTATAAAGAAAGATCCATGTTGGGTGGATGGACGGTCAGTAATCGTCATCCAATGCAAGGAGGCAAAAGACACAAAGCCGGACCTATCTTACCTGATAAACAAATCAATAAAGCTCAGGTACAAGACTTACGAAATATAATAGAAAAAACAATAAAGAAATATGCCACTGATAATAATGTTATAACATTAAGTGGTGGTAAAGACAGCACAGCATTAGCACACATATTTAAAAAATTAAACATTCCTTTTAAAGCTATAAGTTTATACTCAGATCTTTCAATAACTAGTGAACGGCCGGTAGTGCAGCAAATAGCAGATGTTCTCGATATCGAAGTAGAATACTACAAACTCGATACTATACCTGCACACATGTTTGAGTATTGGGTTGAAAATCCATATACCGCTAAATGTATTGCACTTAATGATCTTGGATTAGAAGATCACACATTATTTACTGGTGAAATTGGAACTGGTGAAATGCAGATAAATCAAAGTTTGCAGTACACCGCCATGATGGGTTATCAACCACAAGATTTAGCGTACTGGCACGTTAATGTTTGCGGAAGTTACAGGCGTATCAATAGTGTTAAAAAACTCAGTGATGATCCAATTTATGATGAATGTGTTGAGCATTTTTATAATAGGTTTGTTGAGTGGGATAGACATCCTGACGTATTAAATAGAGTTATGTTTAGTAGATTGCAAGATGAAGGAGCATACAGACTCTTTAACTATGGATTAGACTCTTTAAAATGGGTACATCCATTTGCAGAAAATGCATTTATACATACGTGTGTCAATATGCCAAGTGATGTAAAAGGAAACAAAAATTTATATCGTATGATGTATCCCGACTTAACTGACATTCCATGGAGGTATCCGAAAAGTGGACTCGGCATTCCATCTGATTAATATACGCAACTTAGTGATAGTTTCGAGTACTCGTGCAAAAGAACAGTATCTAAAACACGTGTATCCACACAATATAGATTGTATAGTATTAACAAAAGAAGAAGCAATGAAACATGAAGGTGACTTTAAAATAGTTTTTGTAGGATGCTTCATAGAAAAATTTGCAAAGAATGAAAATATTATTTTAGATGATGTACTGAGATTAAATTATCTTAGTGATAAAAAACATCGAATAAGATGGACACCGGAAATGCTGGCATCATTTCTTGGCGCATGGTTTGCTCAAACTAAAATAAGAAAAATGCATAACAATTTTACTAACTACTACAATAATAGAGATGAATCGTGGATAAAGGAGTTGATGATATGATAGACTCGAATATCGCGTTACACCTTTCAAATTTAGGTGATGTCGTTCCTCTCAATATTAATGTTGATATTGGAAAAACAAGAAAAGAATTAGAATATTTTAAAGATGAATGGAAGCAGTATAATCCTCGTAAACCAAATCCTAGAGAAGGATTAAGCATTACGAGTTTAGATGGTAAGCTTTCAGGAATTCCTGA